CCCCGCACCTGCCGCATCTTGAGAAATAAGGCTAATACTTCCACGAGATGCCGCACCAATACCTGAAGCATCATTAGAATAGAAATCTATTTCGCCTATAACTTCATTAGCCGTTATGGTAGTATCAGTGCTTTCTAGGGTAAGTGTTGCTCCTGTATTGGCTGACAAGTGCATTAGACTGTCAGGACTAGTAGTACCTATACCTACCTTAGCCTCAGACACATCAACAAATAATGTGTTGGTATTAACAGCTACGTCAGCACTAAAGTTTACCACACCAGTAAATGTGTCACCTGCTGTGTCAGCCTTAGTTGTTATTGCTGTTTGTATGTTTGTAAATTCAGTTGTAAACTCAGAGCCTTTAATTACCTTACCCGCGTTGCCTGAAGGAAGACTATCTTTTGCTCCAAAGTTAGTTGTTATAGTATAATCACTCATTAAATTAATCTCCCTAGAAGAGCGTGTACGTCTATTTGTTGTATTGAATAAGGTGCGCCATTAATAGTTGACTCAATGCCTATGGTTACTACAGTACCACTACCACTTGTATTAACCGAAGGACGTTGTATGTCTGTACCTACTGTAAATTTACCTATGTTAAACTCATCTACGTTAAACTCAGATATAGGTGTATTAGATAAAGCCGTGCTAAAAGGTTTCTTAATAAACCCGCCATCATAGTCATAACCCCAAGCTAATGTAGTGTTGGAAGCTACGTTACCAATAACTGTAATGTTAAACTTTTTAAGAAACTTAAGGTTAGTGGAGTTACCAAAGTTTAGTGGATTACTGTAGTAAGACATTAAATAAGAACTACCATTATCCTGATAGCCTTCATACTTAAATATACCGTCTTCTCTACCAATGTAAATACTACCGTCCTGTAGTAAAGCCAAACTACGTGGATTAACACTAGACCATGTAGTCACTCTGTTAGCACCATCAGGCAGAGGACCACGCATATCAAAGCAGTATATAGTTTGACTGTCCTGTAAAGACAATAAGTAAAATGCTTCATCGGCACTATACAAAGACTTAATAGGATTTAGTTGCGCTCTAACTAAAATAGTCAACTCATTACGGACATTGTTACTAATGTCACGCATAGGCATTGACTTCTCTTGTATAGTCCTACCAAAGCTACGTACACCATCTTCAGACAGGAATATAATGTCAGTACCTGTGTGTTGTACGGAATCTCTAGCAATACAACCTACGCCTTCTACAGTGTCGTGTAGTACCATATTAGCAGGGCTTTCAGCACCAGAGTAAATAATAATTGAACGCTTACAGAAGATAACTAAGAATCCATTGTGTGCTGATAATGCTACAATCTCATCGTGACCCGTGGGGAATACTGTGGTTAAGTCTAAAGAACCTGCTGTACCGCCTGACCACTTATGTCCCTGTAATGTGTCACTCCAGTAAACAGTCTTAGTGTTAGTTGTTGTATCAGCCGCCCATAGTCTACCGTATGCGCCTATAACTTCGTTAGCCTGTGGTGGTGTGGTTGCTCCGCTAAAAGAACTATGTTTGGCTAGTACACCAGAACCACTAGAGTCTGTATAGATTAAAGGCTCATGTCCTCTTTGATAAAAATACGTATGATTATTAAAGCTAACAATCTTCCAGTTGTTTGCCGATATAGCAGGTGTAGAACCCGAAGGTGTTATGTCAGATGAAAAGTCAAGACCTGAATATATTTTATTGTCAGCCGCAGAGAATACTACTTTGTCACCACTAGCGTCTAAGGACTCAAATACAGCCTCTACGCCACGACTGTTTGTAGCAAAGGAAACATTAGAGGACTGTTCTGTATAACCCTTACGCGCCCCTATACGCCCATATTCGTCAATAATACAGTTACTAGCGGTAGCCGCAAAGGACTGGTCAAGAGATATAGGTGAATCCTGACTGTTAATCCCCGCAAATCCTGGGGCTTGTACTGTAATGTTCTGTAATTGTTGTGCCATTAGCAAGGTGTCCATACAGTTTCAGAAGGGAATCTAGCGGCATCAAACGCTACTGCATCTGCTAACGTAGTGTCCGCTAGGGCAAATAATTCCTGTGCTGAAGTACCGCCTGTTTCTCCACGCTCACGGGAAGCTAAGGCTACTGCGTACTGTACAACTGGTGATGAAGGTACAACTAGTTTATCTGCGTCAAGAGTAAATGCGTCTGCTCTGTCTACAATGTTAAATCGTAATGTATACGCTTTGTCAGGCTTAGGGTATAAGTCAACCAAAGCATTACCGTTAGCATCTACACCATTCCAAGAGTAATACTCTGGAGAACCTTTAACAGGCTCTTGTACTAGGTATGCGTTGTTCATCCAAGAAGAACTAGCAGGACGCATAAATAAGTTTGACGTATCGTTAATAACGTCTAGTATTTTAAAGGAGTTATTAGTACCTGTCATACTGTAACTAAATACATCATCAGTAGTAGTTACTGTAATAGTACTTCTAAGTGCTGACCAATCCCACGCATCTTCAACAATACGTCTACCATCGTTGACAAACTCTCCTATAAGTTTTACATAGGAGTCTGTAGCATTTTCTACAGAAGATGTTTCTTCCTCTCGCATTCTACGCAGTACACTGTTTACTAATTGTAAGTAAGTCATTATCCATACCTTCTTAAGTTCATAAAGGGACTAAGCATTTCCTGTGTAGACTTAATCTCTGTGTCAAATTTAAATAGTTCTTTGTCGAATAAACCTTCGACTTGTGTTGGTTGTTGTGGTGTTGGCATTAGTCCTGCTAGTAGCTTAGGGTCAAACGATAGTTCAGGTAATTCTACGTCTATACTTGGTAAGTCTATATCAATTTCAGGTAAGTTTATATCTGGTGCTTTAAACTCTGGTAAGTCTATATCTAATCCAGTAAACTCTGGTAAGTCTATATCTATTTTAGGTGGTTCTGGAATGTTTCTTACTAGTTGGTCTACTGTTTTTACTACAGGTTGTATTATAGCTTCATCTACGGCACGACCACCTGCTCTAACAACATCTTCGCCCTCAGAAGCAATATCGCTTACAACGTCCTCAATTTCAGATGTAACATTACTTACCGCTTCAACACCTTCTCCTATTGCTTTTATTGTAGGTTGTGTTACGTTTTTATCTATAGCACGACCACCTGCTCTAACAACATCTTCAGCCTCAGATGTAATATTACTTATTGTATTTACTATGGGCTGTGTTATGTTTTTATCTATAGCACGACCACCTGCTTCTATGGTTTTTACTACAGGCTCTACTGCTCCTAATACAGGTTGTATTATAGCTTCATCTACGGCACGACCACCTGCTCTAACAATGTCTTCACCTTCAGATGTAATGTTGCTTATTACACCAACTCCTGATTCTATCGCACCTCCTAGTGCTTTACCGCCCGCTTCTACTGCGCCTACTAATGCGGTATCTCCTATGTAATCAAAAGTGTCATCAAGTAAATCTATTGTACTGCCTAACGCACCTTCCGCTAAATCCCCTACTAGTTCAGCGGCTGAAACAAAAACCTCGCCCGCTTCTCCTGCAACATATTTAATTCCTTTTTCAGTTACATCTCCTACAAAATCTTTAACTTCAGATTTAACAGAAGAGTCAAAAGCATTTGAACCTGACTTACCGTCAACAATAGCATCTGTTGTGTCTTTAGCTATGTTTTTAACAAAGCCGGGAATTTCAGTATCTTCATCCATTCCTAATGTAGTTTTAATTTTACCTATAACAGCATCTTCATCTATGTCTAAATCGTCTACTATGGCTGTACCAATTTGTTTAACAAAAGCATCTCCAAGTGCTTCGTCACCGTTTTTACCAGAGGCTATACCGCCTATAGTGTCTCCTAGTATTTCTTTTGCAGGTTCAGGTATTTTAGAAAAATCTACATCTATATCTAAATCATCAATAAAGTTTTCTGTTATATCTGCTACTTCAGAACCTATTTTTTTAACTAAAAAAGTTTTACCTGCAGATTTTAAACCTTCCTCTATATCGCCTGTGTTTACTGTGGTTTTAATACCTTGAAAAACAGGAGCAACGGGAGGATACACAACACTAAGAACATCTAATGTTGTGTTTATTGCTTTCATTTCTGAAGAAACTGGAGGAGGATTATCATAAGAATAATTACCGTACTGACCAAATTCTCCTATTTGTACGTTATCACCAGTAATATCAGGAACACCTATAATAGTACCTGTGTTTAGAGTAGTAGTTCCTGCTTTGTTTCCCCATCCCCAAGAAAAAGTTTTACCTAGTGATTTGTCAGTATAATCTAAAGCACCTCCTTGACGAGTAAGAAAGTCTTGCATAACAGCACCCTGAACATCCATAGCTTCTTTACGGACATCATTGTCAGGTAAGTCTTGATAGAATTTAATGTCTTCTACTGTATCAAAACTAGGCGCACCTTTTGCAATAAAAGTGGGGACACCTCTACTACGTGCCATATTATCTTCAAGATATTCTATGTACGCATTATCTGCGGCTACTTTTGCTTCCTCAAGAGTAGTGGGTAAAGTATATGCTTCAATACCCGCTGATTCTAAAGTATCTTTTGTTTCTTGTCTACGTTTAACATTAAGTTCGCCATACTTTTTAACAACATCCCAAGTGTCAGGATTAACACCGTTATTGTAAAAAGAGTTTTTAAAACCCTCTAACTCTGTTAATTCTGCATCTGTCCAAACATCGGATTCAATAAGACTGTTAAACTCAGATTCAAATCTTCTTTGGTCTGCTAATGAAGGTTCACCAAACATTTCAAAGTATGAAATTTTATATGTGTCTTTATCATAGTCCCACCCAGTACGCGGTCTATTATAAACACCTGAACCAGTGTAACCCATATTAGGGTCAAACGAAGAACCACTGCTTGTCATTAAACCTGAGCCTTGAAAAGCAGAAGCATCTGGTTGTGCATCAGCAAGTTGCTGTAATCTTTCTTTTTCTAAAGCATCTTGTTCTTTTCGTGCCTGTGCTTCTGTTTCTTGTGCTTGTTTACGGTTTTCTTCTTCTTTCTTACGGTTTTCTTCTTGTTGTTTTTCCCACGCTAATCTACGAGCGTCTGCTTGTGACTGTTCAGGAGTTGCATAATAATTCTTACGAACGTATGACATTAGTTATCCCTCTGTACTTTTTTAGTCTTCTCAACAGTTCTCATAGCACCTAAACCAAGCATACCCATCAGTACTGGCATCATTGTAGCCATGTCTAAAACAGGGATTTCAATGGTAGAATTGGCAAGAGCAAGCGCAAAATTTGCCATCGGGATAAGAATGTACTGACTCGCAAGTCCAATGCAACAAGTCCAACCAACAG